GGAGGCTCCCCTCTCGCCATAGGTACTCCGTGGCGATGTCTCTTTTTCTTTTCCGTAAGTTAATCCCTACGAAGAGACCTGAGGTCGGGGCTTATGTTAGGAAGATGTGCAGTCCACAGGAACCACCCGACGAAGTGTTTTTAGACTTCGTTAGACGATCGGTTCGCCGATTGTTCCCTGTGGGCTGGGACCGCTCTTTCGTGGATAATGCCTTGACGAGCACTTTACCTTTGTCGGCTTGTGCTGAGTCGCCGAGGTCGAGTGGAGGGTGCAGAGGTTTGGTCGCGTCTGAGCGGGAGGAACGTGAGTCTTTTTGTACTTACGTTCTTGCCGCGACGTGTCCGAAGTACCGTCGGGTCTCTAAAGTCACCGCTGTTGAAACCGGTGGTAAATGGCGTGTCGTTTCCTGCCCTCCTCGGGTGGATAACGCTTTACGTCCTTTACACAAAGCGTTGTATGACTTTTTGTCGCGTTTCCCTTGGTTGTTGCGCGGGGACGCCAAACCTTCTTGCTTCGCCTCTTTTGAGAGGCGAGAGGGTGAGGTGTTTGTCAGTGGAGACTATGAATCCGCCACTGACAACCTCAATTCGGAGGTCCAGCGCGCAATCCTCGTTGAGTTGCTTATGAGGTGTCGGTCCGTGCCTCACGGGTTGTCACTTCACGCCCTCCGTACTCTTAGTACGGAGTTGGAGGGCGGCGGAGAGTCCGGTTTCCAGAAACGCGGGCAACTCATGGGAAACCTCTTGTCCTTTCCTCTTTTGTGTCTTGTCAATTACCTCACGTTTAAGTTCTGCGTACCTAGGGATGTCCCCGTTCGAATTAACGGGGACGACATCGTTTTTCGGTGTACGCGTGAGGAGTCTGATAGGTGGTTTCAGACTGTTGGCAAGTCGGGCCTCGTGGTCTCTGCGGGTAAGACGTTAGTACACAAGAGGTTCTTCTCTTTGAACTCCTTGATGTTCGACTCGCAGAGGTCAGGCCAACCACAGTTCGTTCCGGTTATCCGACCGAAGTGTGTTTGGTCTTCTAAGGAACGTTGGTCCGAGAGAGTGTCTTCGTTGCAGAGTAGGTACTACTCTGTTTCGACAGGTTTTTGGGGTTGGAGGAGAAAGCTTGTTCGATCTTTCTTCTTGCAGGAAAACCTGAGCACTGTTCATTCAGCGCGACGCTCTCTCACGAGAGGGTTGGGGATAAGTGTAGGGAGGGGGGAGTTGCAAGGTTTAGGCCTTTGGCATCGCGAGCTGTACTATCTCGAACAGTTAGTTGAACAGCCTTTGCCGAGCGTATCTTTTTCCCAGATGCGTTGCAACGACCTTCCGCATGGTTTCGTCCGGGTCTCCCCTTCCGGGGGGAGGTTCCAAAACAGTAGCTGTCAGTTAGGAATCTCCTGGTACTCTTCTGAGTATCTGCGACAAGAGGCTATTGCGTTCCGATCTGGGATGATCGAGTGCGCCTGGACGAGAGATGTGTTGACAGAAGAGGATGCGGAAAAGAAGTGGAAGGAGGCTTGTCTTCAAGGTTGTTCCCCTTGGAGCTTGTCTGAGTTTTTGAGCCCTAGGGCTCGGAAACTTTTGAAACTTAGTCGTGCTCAGGCATGGCGGTGGTTCAACCTTCGGCGAAACGAGTCCGTTTTCGGACGGGTTCGTTTCGTTAGAGGCAAGGGGTGTTGGGTACGGGTTGGGGAACGTGCAGTGTCTCCAGACGTGCACGTTGAGACAGCGGAGAGCAGGGTCGAGTTAGTGGCATGCTTGGCGCGGGGTGACAGGCTCGGTCCCTCACGTCGTGTTGAGTTTGCCCCACCCTCTGACTATTAGTAGGCCGCATCAGGTGGTTAAGGACTGCAGTGAGCTGCAGAGCTTCCACGTCGCTGATACTCCGATGTTCCTGCGAGCCACGTTTGCCGGTCTTGAGCCGGGGGCGGTGGGCTAGTCACGTAAGAGGGAAGTGCCGAGAGGGAAAGCACCCTACCCTACGGGGTTGGCGGCTAGGGGTCGGTTTGGGTGCGAAAGTTGCCGGGGTGGCTTGGTGCCTGTTCGAGGCGTCCCGCCTGGTGGCGGGGCAACGGG